AAATGATACTGCATAATCAGCTGTCCCATAATCATGTGGTGTATTATATTTTAGATAATGGTCTCCATAAAATTGTGCTCCATTACCATGTGCACCTTTAACAAATGCAGGCTTGTTAAATGATTCTAAGTGATTACTATTATTACTATAATCTATAAAGTTTCTTGCTGCAAAGTCAGGTCTTCCTTCATCAAATGGAACATAAAGAACTAAATCTTCATCTATATTTCTATCATTAATATTTCCAAAATCACCTAATTCATTTGTTCCTAACAAGTATTCAAATAATCTTTCTGATTGATTTCCGTTTACTAAATGCCAACCAAATGATTTGGCTGTTTCATATAATAAATCTTTTGATAATCCATGAGCATAATGTTCATCCCTATTCCATATATCTGTTTGATGTTTAATATATGACCACATGATATCATAATGATGGCCAATCATGTTTACAAATAATTCAAACTCTGAATTGCTTGCATCATCTCTAATATGCTCAGGTACTGATCTTATTAAAGAATTATCATTATGTGTATCCCATAAAGATGCAGATGAATATAATCCATTATACCAAGTTACTGCTATATCTGATGTTGAATGGTGTAATTTATAAGTTCCTGCAGGATAAAATCCATCTGCAGAACTTGTTACATTATACTGTACTTTTGGAAATGGTTCTATGGTAAATGTTTCATTATATATTGCAGATCCAGATGTTCCATGGGTATAATAACTACCTGTTTGTTCTCTATATAGATATTGTTCAAATCCATCAAAGCCGCCAATGACATTATCTTTATATTTACCATACAATGTTATATTTGTATTTACTTCTCGTGATTCTGATACTGAATTTAATGTTGTTATTTGATCGTTATAATATTCTAATAATTCTACTTTATACTTAAAGTTTGCAAACCGCTCTTTTGCAGAACTAAAATTTACAAAGTTTTGGAACCCAGTATAGTCTACTCCTAATTTTGCTCCGGCTAATGAACCACTAAACATTTTATCTATAATTTGTTGAGAAGTAGATAAATTATTTCCTAGTAAATCATTCCATGTTTGGAAATTAGTTTCTGTTATTGCACCAAATTTTGTATCTATTTCAAAGTTTGGTCCTTTTAATGTAGATGATGGAGCCTCAACTGCCTTTTTATAAAGAACTGTATTATCTGTATATGGTTGTCTGACTTGTAATGATAACCAGAATCTTTGTTTTATTTTAACTCCTTCAGGTAATGGTTGGTATAATTTTACATATAATTCATTTCTATCATTAAACCATCTAAAATTAACTATTTGATGTAGATTATTATTTCCTTTATTAAGAAATATAAAGTCCATTTTATCTTCAAGATTACATAATTCTGGCCTTTGAGTTTCCATTTGAGCCAATTGAAGTTCGGTAGTAATACCTGGAACAACAGTATCATCTACTGTCTTACTTTTTGCTGATATATTATTTTCTGCGATTAAACATTTTAATTCCGTACGGTCTGATGATATTTCTCTAATATATAGATTTGGATTATTTTCATCTCCTACTAGATTACGAAGGAAGTTTAATACAATTTTATATGTACCGTGATCAATTCCTATCTCTGTTAGATTCCTATATAAATGATATTGTATAAAACTATCATCATCACTAAAATGTTTCCAATGGTCTGCTTCATGATCACTAGTGATGTATTGCCCATTTGAATCATATACATGAAGTTCTAATACTTCATCTAATGCAGGATCATCAAAGCTTTTAATCTCTATTATCTCAGATTGAATTACATCTTGATCTTCTTGTGTGAGTTGTAATGCATCAACTGGTTTTGTTGATTCTTTTATATTTTCGCTATTGAGATATTGATCTAATGACATATATTATACCGTCTTTTTTATACTTCGTGAAACCAGATTTGCATCAAATAATTGGTTATACTTTTCTAGATGTTTTTGATTATAGTAATCACCTTCTTGAATGTATGCATCCCATGCATCCTTGCCGACCCATGGAGAGGTAGTAACCATTCCCATTTCTTGATTATCATTACCAAATATTAATAATTTTTCATATCCAATTTCTACTGTATCACGTAGGTTTGTAAGTTCTATTTTATGTACATCCATTTGCATTGAATGCATATGAAGTTTTCTTTTACTAGAATTTGATTTTGCAAACATCCGAATCGTATCACCCCTTTCCATTGTTATATTATTAATATTAATATATTCATTACGTTGTCTACCTCCTCTATCTGAAAAGTTATTTGTTTTTCCAACTCCTTTATATTTACCTGATGCATCATAAATTCTTACACGTACCATACCACCTCGTTTACCCTTAGTGGTTCTCCATGTTGTAAATCTAGACTTAAGTGAAATTCTACCTGGAGTATCATATGGCCAGGTAAATCTTCCATTACTAGTGTATTGTTCATTTGGAGCAGTTCCATCTACATTATTGGTTGATCCTTCTGCATACTTAAAATCAGTTGGATCTTTTCCTTCTCCTCCATTAAATCTAGATGGCCAAGACTCATGTCCTGGCTGGCCTTGTTCTCTACTCCAATTTACCTTCCAGGCATTTCGATATGGTAATTGATCATCAAATGATGCTATAAATGCATCAAGATTTTCATCGCCAAAGTCTTGTCTTTTTAGTCCATTTCCTATATGCTGCATTTGGTCCCAATCTAGAATCTTATATGAATTTCCATGATATCCATCTATTACGTCTGATCTTTTATCTTGGCCGACTTTATTATTATATTGCCAACCACCTTGGCTGTTTGTTTTATCTGGAACTTTTGCTGGTGGACCTCCTTGGTGTGCTACAATATGGCTCCATGGCCATAGTTGTCTCCAAGTACCACGCAAAATCATAAAGTAATCTATTAGATTATCATTATCTTGGCCAATTTTATTTATATCAGTAAAGTCTCTATTAGCCTTCCCATTTACATATCCTCGGACTAACACTCCTTCATATGGTAATGCTGATCTTTCCGTACGAGCTGGTTTATATACTGTAGCATCATTTGATGGTTTATCTAGTTTGTGGGGATGGTATTCTGTCCACCTACTAAGTTGGCCTGGTAAGTATACCTTTCTTCCGTTCTCAGAATTCCTAACTGCCTTTATTATATCTCCAGCTTCGTATATAATATCTTTATACTCTACTGTACTTGTATTATACGTATTACCATCTGTTGATGAACTCCCCCATGTAAGGTCTTCTTCATTCCTGAAAAAATAACCTATGATTTCATCAACGTATGGAAATGATTGGATATCAGCTGCCGGAACAATTTCTATATTTTTGTAAGTTAATCCTCTATCTTTAAGAAATACTTCTAAATTTCTTCCTGCTATAGAATTTGTTAATCCTGCTATTCTTTTAGTTGGTGTATATGGAGGATATACCTGTTCACCATCTCTTGAACGCCATTTGGAATGATCTACAGCACCAGAAGAATTCAGAGATGGTTCTACCATAGTAGAACGGCCTCCTCCATCTTTATCTCTTTCATATTGTAATCGGTATTTGAATCCTTTCCAAACTACAAACATTGTTCCATCTACTCCTGTCAAGTCTCCAGCTGCATTTATTTGAGTTAACACTCGTATCGTATCTCCATATTCATCGGTTGCCGTTTTTGGTTGGTCTTCTTCTTCTGGATTATTTGTCCAATCAACTTTAATTAATTCCGGATCATCTTCATCAATAGGAAGATTATCTAATACATTTACTGATGGGGTAACAAATGAATCCATTGATGGAATATTTGCAATTTCATATTCTTCAAAAGAAGTATCAACTGCTGCATTAAATGATTCCGCATCATATTTAATTGATTCTAAAGAAACTTTAAGAGGAAAGTTTTCATCTGGTGTTTCTTCTTTATATTCAATTACTCCGGTTGGTGTACGTAACGGATCTCCTTTAATCAAACGAATATCATCATTATTTTGTGCAATTGTTCCATCAGGCATTACTCCATCTGCAGTGTTTTGGATGGTTGGCCAAAAGATGCTCATTTGATCTGCAGAGAGGCCGTACAGCTTTGTTAATGCACGTTTATATATCATCTTGTCGGTTGCCGCTCTTCCGTCTATGAATGATTTTGCAGTTGGTGTTCCCATATTATCTCACTACCTTAAAGTAATAACCATTATCGAAATATTTTATTTCGGTATTATTATATTTTGATCTAATCTTAAATTTATAATATCTTTCTGGACTTAATGAATTCATCCAATAGTTAAAATAGCTTCCATTTGCATCATCACTAATCTTTGTATATACATCATCATAATCTAATAATGTTTCTCCTGTTACTGCATCACATACCGCATAAGAACTGGTTTTTGTCAATCTTGCATCTGTAGTATAAAACGATGCGGTTGTATATGTTTTGGTTGGATATTTTGATCTTGCACCCAATCGAAATTTCACTCTTGAACCTTCTGGATATTTCTCTTCTATATTTTTGAAGTATACGACAGGTCCTCCGTTATTTGTTTGATGTACAACATCTGTTGCACCGAGTAAGCTATAATCATTCCAAACAACTTCTAATCTAGGAGCATATACTGTATGAGTTTCTTTTGAAAAGAATTTTAAGTCTAATGCTGTTGTTGCATTTTGTTCATCCGCTGTTGATTGCTTTAATATAAATCCATTATTTGCAATTGTTCCATCTAACCATTTATTTACAATATCTGTAACTTCCATTCTTATATCAGTACTAGAAAAATTAAATGCTTGTGAAGCTTCATAACCAGATCCTGTATACCATGTTCCTCCTCCTACCTCAGTTGTTCCACCACCACCAGCTAAATTATCTGTAAATGTTGATTTCCATTCTGTACCTGCATCTCTGCTGTCTTTATATTTCCATGATACTCCATTTGTACCTTCTGGAGAATCGTCATAGTGGCCATTTCCGTTAGCCCATGATTCAGATACTGGAAATGCATGTAGTGAATATGATATTGGCAAGTCTTGTGCGTATATATTTTTTAAGTTTAAATAAAATTTACGGTCTGTTGGTCCTACACTTCCATTAACTATTGAATTAGATACTTCGGTAAATTGTGGTCCATTAAAATTTATTAATATACGTGTATTATATGTATTTGCTTGATAGTTTCCATCTAGCCTTGAACCTGAATACGTTTTTTTCAGTTCTAGAATTTGATCAATTCCTGTATTACGCTCGTTATACTTTTCATATAACGTTGCATCACTTTCTGTATATATTTGGTAATGTGCCATTTCTTATCCCTTATAATCCTACAATACGACCTCTTAGATCTGCATTTGGATATCTGATTTCAAATATACATGGATCTAATGATGGGTATATTATATTATTTAATGTTGCTGCTTTAATGTCGTATATATTTCCTGAATATCCTGCATTTGAATTATATAAATTTGTTACCGTTACATCCGATACTGTTTGTACACCGTCTAATTCATCTAATGTACTATATAAATCAGATATTATAATTGGTGCATTAATTTGCATATTATCTACATGTAATAATGATTTTAATTTATCAATACATTTTATTACTACTTCTGAGCCATTATAATTAGGCTTTGGAATTACTTCAAATTCAATTCCTAGGTTTATTATAAATGCATCTTTAATGTTTATTGCATCCGTCATTAATCTAAACTGCTCAATATATGTTTTTAGATTTTGTTTGATTGCTTCATTTAATGGAACTAATTGTTGAGATGAATTATATCCTTTTGTATAAATATTCATAGCTAACGGATTAGGTATTTTAGAGTTAGGATCTGTCGAATCTACTTGCTCATCTTGTATTATATATGCCTTTGCAACACTTCCAAATTTAGCTGGCATTGTATAACACCTTAATATATAATCCTCTCTTGTTACTGCTCTATTCTGTGCAGCAAACACTGATAACGATTTTTGTCGGATTGTCTCTAATGGCTCTTTTGAGGCACCACCTTTTGATGGAGCTGGATTATTAACGGCAACTGAATTCTTTGCTTGCGCTACTAATGAAGAATTAAGATCTGCAGTAGCTGATGCATATGTTACTGCTGATACTTCTTGTATCGAATTTGCTGGTACATTATCTTGTATCCCCTTTCCTAGAGAATATCGAACTGTTAATGTGGTTTGAGATGGTGCTTGTCCATATGTACTAGAATATAGAAAGTTTGCTGGATCTATGGATAAGTCTACTTCTCGATTAAATCCTTTAATACCTAAACCTACATTTTCTGGATTAGGTATTAAATCTCTATCATGTTCTTCTGATATACCTGCTCCAAATTGTATCTCAAGTTTATTATCTGCTCTAAATCTAGATATAAATCTTTTAGCTGTTCGTTTTAATTTTAGTATATATGGTACACTAGATGCATAACTAGATAATTGAGGATCTATCATTGGCGTGTTACGTATAGATTCCTGTATTGTATCTTGTGCAAGATATGGAACCTCATACCATTTATTACCATGGCTATCATTTATATCTAATATTTCAATTGCATTATCTTCTGATAAAACAATCTTATCATATATTTTTGGTTCATCAAAACTATAATCCATTGATACTATCTCACCTGATATTGCTTGTGTAGATTTTTTTAATAGATAATATGTCGGCGTACCAGTCGTTTCATCAATTTGATAAACTGTTACTATTCTTTGTCCTGGACCCGATCCTGATGAATTAAAATCTATTGGCATTAAAGTTCTAAAATCAACTCCTGTATTTGATTTTACTGTCATTCCTGCATTTAATGATAATGCATAATTATAATCTGGTTTTGCGTTTACTCCAGATCCTATTACCGGTACTGTTTGATATACATCAATATCAACTAATGATGGAATAACATTTTTACTTTTATATCCTAATGCATCTGCAATTGATTGTACATTGGATATCTCCTCTGCTGAAGCAAGTAATGATTCTTTAAGATTTGAATCACTATAATATGCTAATACATCTCCTACATATGATGACATTTCCATAAACATCATTCCAGGTGATGATTCGTTAAAATCGTTATATGTATTAGGAAAATAATTTTTTGTAAAGTTTATTAAATTTTGTCTGAATTCGCCAAAATCTTTAGCTAAATATTTTACGTCTTTTTGAATTAAGTCTGCCATAATCTTTTTCCTAATATCCTGTAGTTGTATCTGATTCTACAGTTGTTGTTTGTTCACCATTACTTACTAATGTTATTACTTGGTTTGCACCTTGTTCTGTTACTTTGTATTCTATTTTAATAAATAAATAATTTGTTAAATTATTATATTCATCTTCATTATTAATTTGAATAGAATTAATTTTAATATATGGAAGCCATGTTCCAATTGCATCTTGGATTTCTCTATTAAGATTAATTACTAATTCTGGTGTATTTTGTTCAAATACTCTATCTTTAATTCTTACACCAAATGTTGGTTGCATATATCTTTCACCAGGATATGTTAATAATAAATTCTTAAGGTTTGATAATGCTTGTTCTTGAGTAGTATATGATAACGGAAATTTTCCTAATATTTTTTCTGCATTTGTATTTGCAGTATCAATAGATTGAGATACAAAGTCATGTCTACCAAATGCACCATCTAATGATTTTGCACTTCCATTAAATGGCAACATTACTCCAATTGCAATATCAACTTCTAGATCTAAAGGATCATATGTATATACAGGACGGCCTCCGCCCTTTGCATATGCTGATTGCTTTTTTGTATTGAAGTATTTATCTGGCATTATTAACTAACTCCCATTCTTCCATTTTTCTTATTCATTGCTTTCATTAACCCGCTATAATCTCTATTGATTGCTTTGTCTATAGCTTGAATCTCAGGTTTAGATGTATCAACTGATTCTCCATTAATTCCTTCTAATGGTTCTTTAACCATATTAGATGACATCATATCTCCCATTGAAGGATATTCATTCATTGATGCAAAATCTGCTGTATCTGCGGTTTCATTCAAAATATCATTTAACATTGAATTCTTAGCAAATTTCTTTTTAACGGTTGATCGATTTTCTATTAAATCATGTAAACCTACACCATTATTAATAACTTGTTTATCAGTAACCGGTGTTTCATTTAGTACATCTTTAAGTGCTGTACGAACTTCTTCCCTTACAACTTTACGTAAAATCTTTACAAAACTTTTTGTGTTCATAGTATTCTCCATTTATTTTAATATAAATATGAAGATACTATAAAGTATGATACTTTTTATAAGGTCTTATTCTGAGGGCTTTTTAATGTCTTGATGGTTTGTTTATATACATTTAACGTTGCAGCATTAATTGCTGGGCCAGTTGGTCCACCAGCATTTGTATATGTTAATAATTGTATTGCATTAACCAATCCATCTAACCAATCACCTGTCTTGTCGCCTAATAATATTGGCTCTGTTGCATGTAATCCTAAATTAATTTCTGGTGAATCTACTGTAAAGTATCCTTCTGCATCAATACCAACATTTTCTTTTGCAGATAATCCTATATGTGTATTTGATGATATTAATATACTATCTGCTTTTGAATTGAATACTAACCTGTCTGATGTAATAACAATTTGGGGTCCTGTAAAATCTGAGCATCCGGTTGGTTCTGTACCTTCTGATTCTTTTGTTTCTTCCGCGGGGTCATTTTTTGGATCTGCAGTAACTCCTCCATTATCTTTTAATTCTCCATCATAATCTGCTAGAAGATCGGCCTCTGCTATTAAATCATCAAGGTTGGCTGGGGTTTGGGTTGCGAGTAATTGAGTCGCCGCACCAAATGCAAATGCTGCTAATCCTGCTGCAAAACAACCGGTATGGTTAAACCCAGTTGATGATGGTATATTATAATTACTTCCAAAATTAAGTGTATTTGTTTCTATTGCAATCGCTGTTGCATTACCTGCTGTAGTCGTTGGATCATGATTTCCTGGATTATGTACAATTGTCACATATGGAGTTAATCCTTCTGGTATATCAGGATTATATAATATTGGATCGACTAATACTACATTTGTTATTGTTGGATCATTGAAATCAACAGCACTTGCACCATCTCCCATTGCAATCAACACATTAATAAATTCTCTATCTTGGTCATCTTTACAACAACCACATAAATCAATATGTTCTGTATAATTAAAGAATTCTTTATGAAATGTATCCTTTGCATTACTTGATAATTGTGATAAGGAATATTCATGCCTTGGACCGATAACAACTACCCAATCATCTTGTTCTATTATTCCTTGTGCAATTTTAATTTTAATTTGGTCATATGCAAAATTTTGTGCACTGAAACCAGATCCTTCTCCATATGCTACACCTGGATTATCACATCCTGGGATTACCCATATTACACCATGTACATGTCTATTCTTTTCTGGAAAAATATACACATTTGATAGTCCCCACATCTCGCCATCAAACACGGTGGTTGTCCTGTCTATTACTACTGGGAGTTTTCCTCCTCCTTGTTCTAATAATTCAGAATACTTTTCCATTTTATTTTTAGTTGCATTATCCACCTTGCCAAAGTCAAATTTGAATCCGGACATGTCGGGTGGATCACCTGGTTTCCATCCCATTAGATTACTCCTTCTTTATTTATTACCATAATTTATCTCTTTATGCATGAATATGTCCTTTTTGATGTCCATGCCATTTTGCATTACCAGCACTTACTTTATCAAAAGTTTTCTTTCCTGGTCTATATTCAAAATGCCATTCTTCTGATGATACTGTTCTTATAAATCCAAATTTATATGCATTATTAACTAACCAATTATACATACCTGTCTTACTAGATCTAGATGATGTACTCATATCTATTGCGATACCATTTTGATGTTTACTAAATCCTGGAGCTGCAGTGGCTGGTTTAAAGTTACCAGATTTTGATCTCCATAATTTACTATTAGGGTCATCCATCATTGCATTAGTTTTCCATGCTGAATTTTTTGCATTCTGTCTTCTTAAATCTAATTGACCAGAAGCATATTTTCTTCCATTAACAACTACATCTCTAATACCACGATAACCACTATTAAGTCCTATTCTATGGCCATCTGCCTTTGCTGCTTTTATTAAATTAAGTACATGAGGGCATAAATTTTCAAAAACCGGAACACCTTGTATAAGTCTTAGTCTACCCATTGATTGCGCTTTACCATTCCTAGTATTATATTTTGGCCATTCTCCATCTACCAATGGTAATTCTTCTACAGATGAAGGAACTGGATCTAATGGTTCTACTGGCTGAGTTGGAGATCCTGATGCTCCACTACAATGAGTACTATTAATTGCCGTTCCTTCATCATCTTCAGCAGAATCAGGACAATTTTTATGGCATTGAGTAAGAGCATCAAATTTTGGACTTGCAATTGCAATTGGAATTTTTTGACCAGAACAAACATATATAGATGATTTATCTTCGTTTACTTTTTCAATTATATAATTATTCTCAGTATTCTTTTGTACATCTGAAGCTCCTGCTCTTATAATTATTATCGGTGCTTGATCACCACCATCTCCTGTACTCCAGGATGGCATTGTTTGATATCGTTTTTCTGCAGAACTCTCAGCTGAAACATTTACTGTAGCTCCTAGTCTTATACTATGACCTGACCTACCTTGTAGTATTACATCTCCTTCAAATGGCTGTAGATTATTAACATCTTCAATTTCTTTGAAATCATTTCCTGGTGGTGTGTCTGCAGTATTTTGTGTATCAGGAGTTTTTCCTGCAGCTGAATTAGCTGAGTTAGTAGTTGGATTACCAGCAGCGGCCATTTCATATTGAGTTGATTTAGGCTTCTTTAATCCATCTTGTGTTGATGTTGAATTATCTGTTCCTGTAGGTGCACCTACATTTGCTCCTGGGTTTAGATTAGTATGGATACTTCCTTGTAATGAAAGTGGGTCAAAGTAATACCATTCTAAATCAAATGTACTACCTGTAGATTTATCACCTGTTTCAGGATTGGCTCCTTGTGGGCCCATTTCTTTACCAGGCCCTTGAAAGCATAATACATGTTCACCTATCAAAGGAATTCGAGTCATATTCATATTTGCAGGATATGCTACAATTGTTTTTCCTGGAGATCCTTTTGGGGCCCCAGATGTATTAGCCGCCAACATGATATTTATTTCACCGCGATATAAAGTTTCTACAGGTGCACCTTTTGAATCTTTTTGTTTCTCTTCATGTGCTGTAGTACGTTGAAATGCATTTTCTAGGCTTGTTACCTCTCCAAATGCCCATGTTACTTGACTCATTTAGATCCTCCTCCTAAATTAATTTCATCTTGTTCTTTATGAATACTATCTAATTCTTGCTGAGCTGTTTCTAGCAATCTCTGCTTTTCTTCTTCGGACATTCCAAATTCATCTCCACCAGAATTATTTACTGATCCTACTAACCGTTGTACAACTGCTGCTAGTTTAACTAGATGTTCATCATTTTTAACTGATACATCTAGATATTCTTTAATTAATGGAACAATTATTGTTGCATCACCTATGTTCTTTATTAATGGTTGTAACTCATGAATAAGTGTGTTAATTTGTCTATCTTTCTTTTTAGAATTATGATAGATATCTTTCATTAAGTCTGAGAAGCTTGTTCCCTTGAATATTTCAAATTCGTCGTGCATATATAATCCCTTTTATATAAATATAAGGAACTATAGTTTATGATTGCCTATATGACCGCTTTTACTGAATGTTCTGTACATCTTAGCATAATGTTTCTTCATTATGTTGACGACTTTGGTTATATTTTGAGTTTTTAACCCTGTACGTTCTCTAATGAGTATATATAACGCCTTTTTATTGAAATTTTCTATATTTTCTCTAATCTTAAATAATTCTATTAGAGTATCTGCTACTATAATATCTCGTTTGTTAGTAAAAATGGCATTCATGTTATCTGTATAATATACAACAAATAAATCTGTAAAGTCTCTAAGATTTTCTTGGTAATCTGAATATACTAGTTCTGCTCCTAAATTTCGTTGGTCATCTATTACAGATACTTCAGCCTTTTGTTTCATTTTTGCATAATTAGCATTATTAGCTATAATTAGATAATTTTTTGCTACTATACTAAAATATGAAAAGGCCTTTCCTTTATCATTATTAAACTTATGAATTTTTTCATTTAAGAATGCAACTACATCTGCTTTAACATCTCTATATGGAACATCAAAATAATAAAACTTAAATGTATGTATTATATTTTCTGCCAATTTATCAAATGCATAATGAATATGTTCTCGGTATACTTTATTTCGTTTAATTTGATCTGGCTCACTATTATATGCCATAATCGCTTCATCATTTATGTATGTGAAATATTGTTTCTTAGTTGGCCTACGGCCTCTTTTTGCTTTTTTAGGTAATAAAGATTCCGCTTCAATTCGAGCCTTATCTTCTTCAAGCCATTCGTAAAATTTATCAACTGCAGATAATGTTGTCATAAGCATTACTCCATTCCTTTATTTAGATCCTCTAATACTTCTTTAATAGTACTAAACGCTGTTCCTACTTCATCAGATGCTTCAAATGCTCCTAATCTATCTGCATTTCTAATTTCAGAATTTGCTGATCCTACTTTTGTTTTTAATTGCTGAAAAAATGAATAGTAATTTGTATTTGAATTTTCTAGGTCTTCTATATATTCAGCTTGTTCTTCTTGTTTACGTAATTGATTAATATTAACGAATATTGCTATCACTAACATTACCGATAATATAATTATAATAGTTGTTGTCATTTTTTATCTCCAAATAAATCATCAAACATTTTCATGGCCTTTCCGGCTTCTCCTGTTGATGCTATAGTTCCTAATTTTTGTAATCTTGCTTTTTTACCATAAGATTGATTTACTCTTGTAGTAGGTTTAGTATTTACAGTTTTCTTTGCCCACATTTCATACTCAATCCTTGCTGCCATTAAATCAGCTTGATGCATAACAAATCCTAAGTTAGTTTTTAATTTAGAATCTGCTGTCCTAGACATGAAATATGGTTTATTACTTTCATCATATATACCATCTGTTAATTTAATTCCTAACATTTCATTCCAAGAAATTTCAATACCATAATGTTGTAATAACCAAATTGATAAATCATTTACTAATGTAAATTGGTTATTAGGATTAACCTTATACATCCTTCCCATATTCTTTCTATGCCATTCAGAATCATTTGGAATATATGTTTCATTTCCTTCTCCAGGAAACCCCATCTTACCAATATCATGATTTAATGCAACAAAGATTAATTCTTCCATTGTATATCCATCACAATCAGATCCCATCGATTTCCATAACATATATACTTGTTTTGCACATTTAATAACTCGCAATACATGATCTACATATCCGCCTTCAAATGCATTATGATAATGATCGATACTTGAAGCAGGTTGCATGCACATCCTATCTTCTAGGTCTGTATACATTGCTTTTAGTTTATCCTTTCGTTCGCCTTCAAAGTTATCATCAATAACTCTTAGTAACTGATTCCAATTGTCTACAATCATTTCTGCTGGTATTTTCATATTTTTTATTTTATATTATTTGATCTACTACACCTAATTCTAATGCCTTATCCGCTGTAAGATATAAATCTGATCTCATTTGATTTTTCCACCAATCCATATCATGTTTTGATTTACCAGCTAGGATATTATATATATCATTCTCTACCTTCCTTACAAAGTCTACTGTATTAGATACATCAGTTAATTTACCTGATATCATTGATGATGCCTGGTGAAACATTAATGTAGAGTTACGACTAATCATTCTTACACCTGTACCACATGTTAGTATAACCGCGGCTGCTGAAAAAGCTTTACCTCTACATATAGTATTTACTTTAACGTTCAAAGACCCTATGTAATCAATTAATCCCATCATCTCATGTATATCACCTCCTGCAGAATTGATCATTAAATTAATAGGATCATTTAATTGGCCAGTATAGTCTTTTGATTTACGATACTTTAGAATTTGACGAACACGTATCATTAAATCAAATAAAGTATGTTCATTGATATCATCGTTAAGATAGATTACAGAATCATTAAATTCAAGCTGGTTGGCTAGTATTTCATTTAATTCTACGTAAGGAGAATCTTCTTGAGATTCTGTAGTTTCTTTTTTTACCTGTTTAGGTCTTTCATCATACATATTCATATTAATATTAATATAATGATTTTATTTCGTATTACCAAATCTTTTATAACTTTTTTAACTGTCGTTCTAATTTACGCATCTTTACGCTTCCTGACCTAATATCCTTTTTGAATTTAGCAGTTTTTAGATCTCCTTTAATCATTACCATTTGTTGTAATATACTAGTACGTAATTCTTGTTTTTCTGATTTAGATAATTTTTTCTTCTCTGGCTTTGGTTCTGTTGGTTTTAATGTTCCTTTTAATTTAGGTTGTTCCTCTCCTTTGAAAAATACATTACCATTCTTATCTACGAATTCTCTCATAAATTGCCAACCACGAATTCTACCAGTTGATTTATATCCTCCTCTTATTTCTGGTGGTCCAACTGTTTTATTAACACAACTAGAACATAATACAGCTGTTGAAGTAGGAGATGCTTCTATCCAATTATTACAACGTGGATGTTTTGATAGTAATGGCCAGCCCCAATAAGTTTTATCCTCAATGCTATTTCTACATATTATCTGTCGTATACCTTTACGATTTCTTGTCTTAAATTTTGTTATAACTTTTTTAGTTTTTATCATATTATAGATTTTTAGGTTTTTGTGTTTTGTCTCTTACTGGATTCGGAGTTCTTCCTAAGTCAGGTTTATCTTTATAAATGTCTTCTTTAGGTTTATCACGTGTTACAATTCTATGTCCTGAGTCAGGTAATACTTCTATTACTTGTTCCTGTTCGGTTTCTTCTTCCATTACATCAATCCATGCGTCCAATCCAGTTTCTTTTTTTAACTTATCCTGATTTTCTTTAACTCTATTTTTTAGTTCTTTTGATGGTCCTGGAGAGATTGTATAAGGTTTATTAAATTCTTTGCCTTCTGGTATAGACATCATTACCTTATTTAGATGTTTATTTCGAGTTTCAAAATAATCCTCTTCTGGATCTTTTGTTTTTAGCTGTAAGAATGCCATATTTGCTGCTACTACTAATGCTATTGCTAAAGGATCAAATACAAATATAATAAGTAATAGAAACCAGTTAACAACTTTATTCATAGGCTGTCCTGTAGTTTCTGATAGATATTTTAATGGACCTAGTTCACTTTCAGCTTCATTAGATACCTCTTTATCTAATAATGCCATATCAGTTCTATTAATAGAATCCATTACAGCTTCTATTTTAATATTGATGTCATCTCTACTTGTAGTTGCTAATGTTAATTCGTTCTGAAGTGCTCTTCTTGCTGAAGATGATGAAGTTGTTATTAATGTACCGGACTCTTTATCTATATATTGTATCTGAGCAGGATTGGATAATGCTATTCGTAGATCAGAAATAGATTTGTTTATTTGAGTTTTTTCAAGTGTCAAATCTTCTTTTGTTTCTTGAAACCTAACTTGCTTCTGATTAAGAATCATTAATGACTTATCTAATAGTTCTGATTGGGTTGCTGTTTCTTGATATGCACCAGATAAGAAACCATATATACCTCCAGAGGTTATTATCATAAGAGTAAAACATGCAATTGCAAGATATGCCCTTAACCACTTATTAATAGTATCCCAGTATTGATATAATAAAGATGCAACAACTAATTTTGCAAATTCAAGACTACCAGCCATTATTATAACTTGAATGCTAGCACCTGCAAATAACTTGCTTAAGCCATACACAGAATAAAATGCAGCCGAGCCTGACACTGCTAATGCAGATAAGGCAATTAATAATGGAAATAGTCTTTTTTTCATATTATCCACTTATACTATCCATAGCATATTTTATTTTTGATCGTATTTTTGAAAATCTTTCTTGTGCTTCTTGTGGTTCAATTTTAAGACCTCTATGTATCACATTTTGTAATATTGATAACATATTGTCTGCTTCGTCCAATTGACGCTTAACTTGTTGGGGGTTTTTGATGTCGCTCATAACGTTTCTCCTGTTTTTGGTTGGTTTGACTATGCTTATGCATAATTATTATTAAATTATTATTTATTATAAATATATATATTATTATTATTATTAATATATTAATATATTATATTTTAACTAACTGAGGCCATAACTGGCCTATTTTTTTGTCTATATAATCTTTTATGATTCAATACTGCTAATTCTTTTGCTTTTGCTTCAACTACAATGTCTAAATCTAATCCATATGTCCTAATCTCATCAACTATGTAATCTGAATGAGCTTGTTTTCTAATCTTATCATCTTTATATTCTCTTGCTTTACTTTCTGAATAATGACAACACTGTCTAACATCATCTGGCCATGTAGTGGCCGCTAACCGTAAAGCTTCCTCTTCTGTCAATTCATCTGGATGAAATGTATGATGGTGGTAATCAAATGTAATAGGAACTCCTATTTCTTTATGAATATAATCATATAACATCTTAACTGACCACATGCTATCCTTATCATCATTTTCTAATACTAATCGTGCTTTAAGATTATCTGATAACCTATGCCAATTTGCAATCCAACGTTTTGATGTACCTTCGAAGTCGCCTCCATAGGCGCCACCTATATGAATATTAATTTTATTTTCAAATGATGGTGTATATCCCATGAGGTCAAACATTTCTGAATGTCGTTCTAATCCTATTATAGATCGTTCAGCTACTTCTTGTCTAGGAGAACCTAATACATGGAAAGGTCCTGGATGAGTAGTTAATCTCATACCATGTTCTCTAGCATATTCTCCGGCTTCAAATAACCTATCAGTAATTTCTTGAATTTGTGGTAATTGGTTAAGTTCATAATGGTCATGCCAAGGAAATAATTCAGACCCAATACGAAACAATGTAATGTTATGTTCTATATTCCATTGTAAATAATGCAATAAATCAGTTGCATTAAGTAATGCACGTTCACCTATTAATTGATAATTGCGATCTGGATACCATGTCGCTTTTCTAGCAGTTCTTGAAGTAGTTACTCTACCTCCAGCTTTTTTAGGTCTATTTGTTAATGTCATATTGACACATGCATAACCTAATCTTACATTTTCATTCATACAATTATTATTTTTTATTATATATAATATAAGAAAAATATATCAATTATCCTAATGTTATTCGGGAAAATCTAACTGTAATTGAATACTATCTTCTGGTTCGAAAATAGTTGCTTCTTGTATAGTTTCACAACAATAGTATACACCATTTTTCTTTAACAAGATATCTGACATAGACCATTCTTTAAGTAATTGTTGATCAAATCCAGGCTTTAAACTATGTTCTTTAATGGTTCGTTTTACTCCAAGTAACGTATCATTGTATATTATATATTGGTTGACTTGCATATAGTGTTATTCGGTCTTTAATGGTGGTTTAACTGGTATATATGGCTTGATATTAATTCAGGCAAAGAGGATGGCCAGTTCCTACAATATCATAACATCTATAGAATCGATAAATATCAACTCCAATTTGTTTTTTTGCATCTTTATTTCTCATGAGTATATGACCATCTGAAAATAATTTACTTACCATACTACGTATCCATTTAAGACTAGTAGAATTAATATGTACCATCTTATTAGATATTACAATTGTTAAACGATCGTTATTCCATTTTAATTCATCAAATAATGTGTCTTGAAATAATTCATTTAGTATTGGATTATCTGTTACTTTATCAACTGGCTGAATCTTTGAAAGTGCATTACTAATAGAAAGTTCTTTACCTATAAATTGAGCATCATATAGAAACTCAATCTTATCTTTAGGTTCAAGGTGTTGGAATAAATCAAACTCTTTTTGATTAATAATTAAATTATCTATTTCCATAAAGTAATGTCTTATTAGGTTCTTTAATTTCTTTAACAATGAACAAGCCTCGAAACTGTTGTAGTGATAATTGTTTAACTCCAGCAAAATATGCTTCAGCGTGACTTATACTTGACACCTCAACAATGTTGATATGACCTGTAGCCTCTTGTTGCATTTTTGTATATAATCCGAACTTACTCATTTATAATAAATATTACTCAAACCCTTTTTCTATGGATGCATCTGAGATTAATTCTGAAATTTTATTCCATTTATCCACTTCCGTTAATAAACCTATTTCTAACATATCTAATACATGTTCTGATAAATCTCCTTGAGTAATTACTGCATCAACACCCTTTGTATATAAATCTATCACAGCTTGATTGCCTTGTGTTCGATATAATTCAATTACTTGATCATCATTAATATATCGTTTATGGAATCCCATTACCTTTTCTGAGCCCGTCCCCATTTACCAATACGATATGCCATATCACATTGTTCTGCTGCTGCAGCTGCTGTACGTAATATATGGTTTAGTTCTGAATATGTAACCTCTACACGTTTATTGCCTATTACAAATGTTCCAACTACTGGTTTCATTTTTGCGTATTTGAAATCGGTTGGATTAACTTGATCTTTTATCTCAAAATCAATTGTTGCATAATTTTTACCTAAATGTTCTACTTTTTTTTCATTTATCGCAGCCACTTGGTTTAGGCTTGAATAAGGTTTTGTAACTTTCATATTTTTGTTTGTTTTTGTTATTTGTATATAGTTAATATAAACACAGCATCAGAGATACTATGATCTATTTTGACATTTCCTCCTTGTGCACCATATTCATTTAATGCCCAATCTAATGTTTCAATTGGATCAAATGTTAAGAATGATTCATCATATGCATCTGCAGCTACTGTACTCAATAAAGAGATTACAATTCCTACATCTGCAAGTTCCATCATTTTGGTTACAGTATTTCGTAAGGCTTGAGTTTGATCAAAATCTTCTCCTTCTGGTTCATATAATATAGTAGTTGAATTAATATTTACTACCCAATCCGCTGCATAATTACCATCTAATGAAAACCAATTGGTTGCAGTAAATGTATTATCCGGAGATAATTCTTTTGCAACATCTATAAGTTGTTTATTCATATCCACACCATGATACTTAAGAGTTGATTGATATGCTTCTTCTACATATCTTAAGAAATCACCACGACCACAACCTAAATCTAAAACTGATTCGGTAGTAGGATCAAAATTAGATAATATAAAATCATATAATATTTCTTGTTCTTCTAAAGAATGATATCCAACTACTTGTGGATCGGTTTTGATATAATCTGGATTAATATCTTCTTCTTGGTCTTCTAATGGTTCTGGTACTGCATCTATATTATCAGCAGCATCTTCTGATTCTTCTCGAGATTGTATTTGTTGTTCAAATACTTCTTCGTTAGTTGGTTCTTCTGTAGGTGGATAGTTCTCATTATAAGCTTCCACTTGTAAATCTGTTTCTTCTTTGTTCATAGTTGTTAACCTTTTTATTTGCGTTTATTTCTAGGACCTCTTCGTTTATTAATCCTATTTATTTTACTTTCAATATCTGATAAGTCCATTCTCATCGGATGTGTTCTATTAAATTGCTGTCTTGTTTTACATGCTATTGCTGCATATTCCCAAGCTGTTTCTACATCCATTGTTACTGGTAAATAGAACTCCTCTGCTATATAAATATCCCCTGACATGATTTGTACACCGGTATTTGTATATTCAACCGTAGCATTTGGATAGTTATCCATAACCTTTTTCTTAAGTCTAGCCTTTTTAATTTCTTCTCTCATATTAAAATGACCTAGGTCCTTGAGTTGGAAATACAAAATCATTATACTTTTCAAATTGTCCTACTACTAAAGGTGGTAAACTTTTAACCTTAGTATCATCTATATTAGTATCTGATTTAACAACTTCTTTCTTATTCGAAGACTGACCATCATATCTAAGTTCCATTCCTTCTTTATAGTTAGCTCTTGTATGACCATCTCTCTTATGAATCCACATATTATTTGATCCACCATCTGCAATCCAGGCATCTGTCCAACTTGATACAATTGTTTGTCTAGATTTTGGTTCATCAACACTAGTATATATTAGACCTGTACCACCTTCGGTTCTAATATCATAAGTCGTCTTAGTTAAGTTAGTTGCATAACGTTTATTTGTTATCATACCAACTTCATATTTAGGTTCTTCGTTATTCCAACCTAATGTTTTAACTACTACTAGATCTTTAATTTGATAATTCCTTACTGGTCCTTTTACTTTCTTTGCCATTTTTTAATTTTTAATTTTTATTATTTATTTTATTTACTTTCGATCACTTTCACAATCTTAGAATTTGATACTGCTTTAACTTCAAAGTCAATTCCATCTCCTTCAAAATCTTTTACTACCATTGCCTCCGCATGGGTCACAGATTGTGCATCTACTAAATACATCTCTGTTACTCTTTTTACTCCTTTAGCTGTATCTACTGCTAAACTAACTTTTGCTGAATAATAACTCATAATCTTTTTTTTTTGTTTTTATTAATATATAAATATAAGACCTTTTACTCGTAAGTCCTAATCTTTTTCAAGCTTTTTTCTTTATAAAACATCTTTAGCAGGCCATTCACCTGGAGCAACTTGCATACATGTTAAACCAATCTCCCTCCACATATCAACTACTTTCTGTCTATCATCAAATACAGCTACTACTTGATCTTCATCCATGTCTTCTGGTTCAACAAACATATCATCAAACCACTTTAACTTAAGTTTACGATCATCCATAAACTTGAAAGGATGTTTATTTGGTCGCATATTCAATGTATCATATGGGATATCATATTTAGTTAGCCATTCTATCGTTTCCTTTTTTGATATATCATTTCTACCAGTAAATATTGCAATCTTGTAACCAAATGCCTTAAGGGCTTGGGCCATCATAATTACTGGTTGATTAGGTTCATCCAATTTAATGTTCTTTGGTTCAAAGAATATATCCCAATTCATCTTACCAGTATACTCATTCATTGCTAAGATCCTTCTATCTTCTATTAATGCTAGAGTTCCGTCTAGATCAAATATAATCCATTTGTTCTCTAACATATTATATAGATTCGTTATACATTGCATTATCTAATTCCGCAGAACATTCTACTTCTGGTGTTCTGGTTGCATAATATATAAATTGAGATCTACCATATTTAATTGCATCCTTAGGCCATTCCATTCTACCAATAATACCTTTCGTCAAACCTCTACGAAGCATATCAGCATATTTTTTATTTGAACCAAACGATCTATTTCTATCATAACCAAATGCTGCTTTATGGATATCATTTTCGGACATTGGTCCTATTCTTTTTAATACATCTACCATTTCATGAACTGAATTATTTTCTATCATTTTTTAATTTTTAATTTTGGTTCTACTTATGGCTAGAACCTTACCTTTTTATTATATATAAAGATAAGAAAAATATTTCAATTATCCTAATCTTTTTCATGCTTTTTTTAACTTTTTTTACTCTCTATATGGCGTTCAACTTGTTCGCACATATCCTTAAAATCGGCATCTGAGGTACTACCTGTAGTAGCCTTACCTGTTACTAATTCACCATTCTTATAAACGGTAATTAAATCACCCTTTAACTCTATTTTAAACTCCTTGATTGTTTTGATCATCTTTTATATCTAATTTATTAATTATATATAAAGATAAGGTTTTTTTCTCGTACTACCAAATCTTTTACCAGCTTTTTTTAGAAAGTTATTAAGAACAAAAAAATAGGGTATCCGAAGATACCCCATTTAATATTCAAGCTAAATTACTTCTTGATAAAGAAAGATGTTAATAATACTAATACTATCAATCCTACGAATCCACCATTACCTAGTGAAGTAATAAGTGCAGTTAAATTAGCTACAACATCCATTCCAAATACGGCACCACCTGTTAAGATGTACCATAAGATTGTTACTGGAAGAACAGCTAATAATACTGTGCCAAGTCCTCCAACGAAACCTGTAATTTGTTTAATTACGTTATCCATTTGTTTTCCTCTTTTATTTGTAATACTTGTTTTACGGCATTATGGCCTAATTGATTTAGAGAGCTCATTTACTTTTTGGAAAATAGACAGAATCTATCTTCGTGTATTATAAACGATTGTGTCCTATTTATAGGACGGGTACTACATAGTAATTAAATACTATTTAGAATCGGTAAGCTAAGCCTAACTTAAACTCACCAGCCCTATCACCCTCTTCATCTTCTTTTAGGTTCATGCTGTAATTTGGTTCAACATACACACCTTTCCAAAGATTAAAAGAGTAACCTACACCTACAGAAAGATTATCTATCGTTTCTGTTGTTGGTGCTTTAACTGAAATATATGTACTTGTATTCCAGTTGTAACGACCGAAAAGGTCGTATTGAGATTCACCTAATGAATCTTCTCCTGCAGTAATGAACCCTACGGTCCATTTGTCATTTAACGAATATCCTAAACCTAGGTTATCTGTTAAACTTGACATTTCCCATGATTCACCTTCTTCAGCAGCTTGGTAAGTTGTTACTACCATAAACTGTGCAGATGCAAATAATGTGGAAAAAGCTAAAGCTAATGTTAAAATTAAATTTTTCATAAATTTATTCTCCTTAATTTGATTTTGGCCACTATTGGCTGTCTGTTCAAGGAGCCCTCTATTTAGTACGCCTCAATTGTAGCGTATTTTCTCCTTAATCATAATACTATTGTATAATATATAAAATATTATTCAAAGTACCAAATGTTTAATCATCTTTTTTTACTTTAGTAGATGCATCACCTTTTGCATCTCTTTTGTAATCTATATATGCTCGTAAAACTTCGTTGGGTGTAATTTCAAGCGCCGTAGCTAACTGCATTATCACCTGTGAAACCACTTTCCTTTTTTGGAAAGATCCTTTTGCACGTTTCCCTAGACTAGTTAAAATCATTGCTAGTCGTGCATTGTCTGTAACAGTACCTCTTTTAATTGCTTTACTAGAGGCCTCATTCTTAAGAGAATGAATTTCTTCTTTTACTAATTTTGTTATATATGAGCGTTTCATATTATTGTTTTGGTATCGGTATTGTTCTTCTACCACCTTTCAATCTTGTAGCTTCTAATGCATTTGCAACATCTAATTCAGCTCCGATTAATTTGTATAATATTCCTGCATCACTTATAAGATCTTGTAATTGTTTATATGCTTGGTAAGATGATTCACCGCCTTTAGCTGCATCTTTTGCAGTTGCTAGTGCACCTGATAGTCTATCCACTATTTGGTTTCTGACAGATGACCTATTTAAGGATGCAAACCCAGTAACCTTTACCATTGGGTCATTTGGGTCCATATCTTTAGGATCTGCTAATGTACCAAATTTATACGATGCTTCTTTAAGACAAGAATGTACTTCTTCTCGTATAATTTGTTTTAATCTATTTTTCAAATCTGTTCCTTGCATAAGTCTATATTAAGATCTTTTACTTTCTAATACTGATTGCTTTCTATATTCGGTTACTAATTTTTTTACTTCACCGATTGATTTTCTTGCTCTTGTTGCTGCTGCTTTATTACCTTTATCGGTAAATTTTGTATGATTTGCTTGAAACTCTTCCCAAAGGGTGTTCAATGTATCATATAACTGAGTTGTACTCATAACTGTTCTCCTTGTTTACTTGTTTATTAATTTATAAATAAATATGCTGTAACACTAAATACTTCTATGTTATAGGCTTGCTTTTATTGTTTTTACTAGTAATCTTCCATATCATGGTCATCTTCTTCAATTCCGAATCTTAATTTATTTGCTTCTTTTCGTTGTTCCTCTAACATATCATCATCTGTCAATGTTACCGGTGACCTATCAACTCCAATATGTGGATATACATCTTCATCTATAGTATAATCAATATTATGAGTCCTTCCTTCTAATTGAGCATTTAAAATATCTTCTTCTTCTAATGGATCTAATATTGACAGTTGGTGTGAACGAGGTGATTGTTCTGCATCATGGAATTTTCCTTGCATTGCAATGCCCGATGGATGAATATGATAATCACCTACATATTCAGTACCTGTTGCAGTACTATATTCTCCTCCTTGTGTATATAATCCAGATGAAACACCTTCTATAGTATAATCAATTGAATCTTCTTCTAATCCAATAATACTATCATCTATATGTGTTATTTTGAAATGTCGTTTAAAGTCTTGTTTTAATTGTACTTCTGTAAATACATCATCTGATTGGAATACTAATTCTTCATCTAGATATACTTCTCCTAGTTTTACATCATCATCAATTATATAATCTATATTAAATCCTTCGTATTCAAAACCATCTCTTATATTTTTTATTAATAAGCCCATATCATTTACCTTTTATATCTTATATGTTCATCTGATACTATATACTCTTCGTATAGTTCTTCATAATCATCTTCAACTTCATCTAATTCATCAACTACCATATCATTATAATGTTCTTCAAAATCTTTACTAAACTTTTCTGGATATTCTTGTTTAAATCTACGTTGATAATCTTCTTCAAATCTTTCAACATATTCTGCTTCAAGTTCCTCTCTTAAGTCTCCTAATTCAGCTTCCATCATATCATCCATTTGGGCGGTTGCACCAAACATTGTTGGATCATCATCTTCATCGGCCATTATATCTTGCACTTGAGTTCTTGTTAATTGTTGAATATCCCAATCATCAAAGAATTCTTGTTTTAATTTTCTCTCAGATGTATTTCTTATTTGTCCTTCCCATATAATATGGCCATCTAAGGTAACCTTTTCAGATTCTCCTCTCCAGTTATTCCCACTTAGAAACCCTCCTACAGAACCTCTATTAGAATCAAATTCTAAATGACGTCCCATTAATTGCTCGTCATGGTCATTTTTATTTGTCAACAATATATATCCTGAATTATTAGGTATTGGTGTTGTAACATGGTGTGATGGCTGTGAAGCAGCTATTAAATTTTGCATAAATGGATTAGGAGCTGCATTATGCAAAGGGATATGAGGTCTAAAAGGATTACTCCTACTACCTTTTTTCTTTTTCCCGAATAAAATATTTCTTAAAAATCCCATTTATATACTTCCTTTTAATTTAATATAAATATGGAGAAGTGATATTTTAACTATCAGAATATCTAGTTAGTTTATTAACTAAATATGATATAAATCTTTTAATAATAGATTTTTTCTTAGGTATAACCAGGTTAGGTACAGATTCTTCTTCACGGAATGGTTCCATATCTGAGGAATCCATCTTATCTATTGGAAGAATAGAATCTTCTATTGGTATTTCTATTGTAGGTACTGGTTGTTCTATTATTTCCGGTGTAGTCTTTGGTTTTTTTGGAGATGGCTTTGGTTTTCTAGGTGTCATTTTCCTAGCTACAAACTTTTTTACAACTGGTTCGGCTATTTCTTTCGTCTCTGCCTTAACAGATACCTTAAGATACTTAGTATTATCAGCATTGATATCTAAAATTTCATAATCAATGGTTTGATGTGTTAATATATCACCTTTTTGGATGTCTTGTTTGTCTTGATACTGTACAGTTTGTATATTTGCCTCTTCATCAACTGTAATGTCTGCAAATTGCAAGTCTTTCTTAAGTCTGAATTCAGTTTCTGAAATTTTTGTGAAGTTTCCGAGTATTGCTTTCATATTTTATAACCTTTTATTGTTTGTAACCTGTTAATCGAACTTAGATGCTGCTCCAGCTGGTCTAACTTCATTATCTACGTCGCCATCTTTGATAGCTGACGTACCAATTTCTCTTAATACCAATCCTACCTCTCTAACTAGTTGTGGGCCTGATGCAGCAAACACAGCTTCTAGCCATTGTCTTAAGTCATTTTCCATATCATCAGTAGATGACCATTTAACATCTATGTTTGATACTAAATCCATTGTAGAATAATCTACTTTTGCTCTTGTTATAGGTCTTTCAGATAGGTTAGGCTCAGCTTTAGTAGCATGTTCATGAGTTTGTCCTTCTAAAACACGTAATTTCTTAGTTGGAATGTCTCTGAATACCTTTCCTGTACCAAAATCTACATCAACATAATTAACTTGTCCTGATTCATTTAAGGAATGTGCAACAACTTTACCTTTCTTTCCTGATTTAACCTCTTGTACATGTTTTGGACAGTCATGTACTACATCTCCTGTGCCAAATTTTGGTTTGAATGCATCATTTTCTTTCAATGCTGTTTTAATTTCGGTTTGTATCCACTTTTTTATATTCATGTTTTCTACTTTTTTTAATATCTATTAATGCCTTTACCTGTTTCAAATGCTCTTAACATTTCTTTAATATATCCTGCAGTCTCTTTTGATGCATCCTGGTTATAAGATCCATAACCTTGTTCCTTTTCTCTTACTGCGGCATTATCTTGCCTAATATATTCACCATATGATCTCAATGCTCTAGACATTGTTGATGTAACATCTTTCATTGCAACTTCATTACCATTAATGGTAGTTGTCAATTCATCATACCTACCTACCTTAATTACTGCCATTCCTTCTTCAACAGCTATATTTGCAAGCTTAACTATTTTTGCAACCATAGAATCTACATTATCTCTTGTTCCTACTCTTGCATTTAGAATATCTTTATATCTTTTAAGGTTACCGGCTTTCCATGCTCTAGAATCCTTAAATTTATCTTTACCTAATTTCAGGTCAGCTCTATTAGCTTTCAATGCTTTAGTTCCACCTCTAAAAGATTCAAAATCCATTACATAAATTTCATCAGCAATTTCTTTTAGTTTCTTAAGTTGTAATGTTCCACGCTTACCATGTCCTGATGCATCACCATATTTACTTACACCTTTTGATCCAATTCCTTCACGGCCATCATATTGAACTTTACCCATTAATGTTACAGCCATTACACCTTCTGGTATATTTGTGTCCCAATATCTATTTCCACCATATGGATTAGATTTGGAAGTTGTATTAACCCAGAATGCCAATCCTTTCTTCACCATAGGATCATTCATGTTAGTTGATTTAGTTAATGTTCCTGTAGGAAGTTTATCCCATGCTATATTATGTGTATGCGCAAATCGCTTAAACCAGTTATTGTACTTGTTTCCTTTGATACCACCCATCTTAGAAATCTTTCTAATATTTGGGTCAGCAAACGCTTCTGCTAATATGCTAGCATATTCTTCTTTAATAATTTGTCTTAAATGTTTAATATTCATAAGAGTCCCTTTGTATAATTTTAATATAAATATGCACTACTCTTTAATTTCACCTCGTATGAACTTCCTTTGTTCGTCTATAGCTTGGTCCAAGTCTGATCGTTTAATCTTATCATCCTTTTGGACTTTGGGTTTTACATGCTTTACATATTTTAGTATATGCCATGGCTTAGTCTTCTTTTGTTTTGCATCCAAATTCTTTAACCAGGTCACTCCAGGTAGTATAGTTCCTGAATTCATTCTTAATTTATATAATTTTTCTTTCTTGTTTGTGATTGCAATTACTTCACATGGCTCTGGTGACCCAAGAAATACTGCTATTACTACGTCTCCTACTTTTAACTGTTTCATCTTCTTACTCTATATAGTGCTGATCCAAATCCTTGTCTACCTCTCCTATCTAATTTATGCATTTCTTTAGCTGTTACTGGATCTTTAATAACCTCAACTTCTGAATAAGTAGTTTTACCAGTTATAACTGGTCTCGTATACCATTTACCTACACTCGAACATTTAACACAAGTTCTGGTATTTGGTAATGCTTGCATTCGTGTTGGGTGTATTGATTTTTGACATTTAGTACATTTCATTTATTTATTATTTAGTTAGTACCCCGACGGAGAATCGAACTCCGGTTACCAGGATGAAAACCTGGCGTCCTAACCACTAGACGACCGGGGCAAGTTTAACTTATAGAATACGTTGCTCTTGCTCTATCAGTTATTAGTTTATCTAATTCTTTTAATCTCTGTATCTCTTTCTGATACCATTCCCATCTTTCTTTTGACATATCTATTATTTTTATATATTATTTACTTGTTCTTCCATTCTAGCAATTGGTGATATATCTATATCCGTACAAAAACTATAATCATGTTTTTCCCAATCAAATCCAACCATCATAAATCTAGTTCTTGGAACTAAACTATTTTTAAAGGACATATAACTATATTCTTCATGCAATTGCCAATTAGCCATATTATCTAATTCTTGTAAGAAATCATTCTGAACTTCTTCAATTGTATAACCTTCTCCATAACCTACAGCACATACACCTTTTTGGATATCTACTATTTTACCTTCGGTTGGCCATTCATCGTTAGCATTAAATTTAATAACTTCATTAGCCCATGCATCTCTAATATTGAACTTCATTTCTTTAGCAACCATATCATTATGGCTATACATGTCTTTTGAATGTGGTTTTGTAATTTCGATTCCGTACTTAATTTCGCTTTTCTTTTTCATCTTTTATATTTTAATTAATATTACTTATTATTTATAATATAAAGATAAGGAAAATAAGTCATATATCCTAGACATTTACCAGGAAAGTTTCAGAAAGTTATTAAGAGAGAATTACTCATATTCCTCCTCATATCGCCACTCTCCGTCTGGATCATCTAATATGGCTATAATTTGAGAATGGTTATATTGAGTTTTACCTGATAAGAAACTAGGAGTACTTCCAGTGAATTTAACAAACGACTTTGTACCAGCTATATTATATCTTAATGTATCTGCAGAGGTTTCATGTACTTGAGAAAAGTCTATAGAACTAACATCACTTGTATTTATTATTACATATATCATTTTATTATCCTATTAAAGGGCTTACACTTGTCCATCCTGATGTTCCAGCTTCTATACCCTCTTCATCCATATTAGTTAGATATCCACGTGTTGCATGTCCTCCTAAGCCTGTTATTCTTGTCCCTTCGCCTTCACTAAGTTCCCAATATCCTACTAACTGAGTACTACCAGTTTCTGTATATCCAGCTGATCCTGATAACAAGTATGGAGGTGAACCATCATTATATAATCCTTTAACTGATTCTTCACCTAATCTTACTGCCCATAATCCAATATGATTAATAGTTCCTGCAAACCAAGTTTCTGTGTTTTGATTTGATTTACCTAGTCTTCCTATATTTCCACCTGTTCCATTATATGTTAATACAACATCTGCATTACCACTAGTAATAGTAGTTAGTTGTTTACCATTTATATAAATTTTCCAATCTTCTGTATTAGACGTTCCGTACACACAAGTAAATTGCATCCAAGTATTTTCAAGTAATTTTTTAGGTGAAACTGAATTAGATTGTACTACTGTTTTTCTATGACTTGCAGATTGGCCAGCCGATCCATCTTCTGTTGGTAATCCATAATAATCCATAGCTATTCTAAAGTCTGCTGTTATTCTCATTTGATAGCCATAATACTTGTTATTTGATCTTCCTATTGATAATACAGGATGACCAGCTGATCCTGATGCAGTCATATAGACCCATGCACTAATTGTTACACCATGGTCATCAAAATTATCTTTAGTATAATGATATGGTGATGTATTTGCTATTTCTATATAATCATTTGTGCCATCAAATATAACAGATGTATCATTAGTATAATAACTTGATGTGGTATTTGAATCAAAGGATTCTTTATATTTATAATCTTCAATTTTTGTAGATTCAGCCTTACTAAAAGATGCTGTTAGTTTTGTAAGCTTTTCAGCTGGAACTAATTTTCTATACCATTCCTTTTTATGTGCACCATAATATTTAAAGTCAGGAACAGTTTCTCCATTTGAATTAACTACTTGTATACTCTCAGATTTGATTCTAATAGGATTACCTAATCGGTCCATACCTATTTTGAATCCATCTATTTGTTCTTCTGGTATATCACGAAACTTAGTTTCATATTTTTCTTTGAATTCTTTAAATCTTGGTGATTGTTTAAAAGATGCAGTTGCAGTATTATCAGTCATTCTAAAGCAGAATTCAGTATTGGTTCCATTTGATGAACTACACATACGTTCAGACCTTAATCCATATTTTAAACTTTCAGTAGTAGTGCCGCTAGCGGTTATCATACCATCTGCCATTCTAGCTACTTGTATTTCTTTACTACGATCTTTCTTTAAAAGGAGAGTATAATCCGATTCAGCTGCATCTTTAATTTTATATGTGAAATCTCGAAGATGTACAGGTTTAGATATTACTTCACTAATATGTACTTCATCTTCTATTACGCCGCAGGCTTCACAAAATTCATGTATAGATTGAGTAAATATATTGTTAGTATTTTTTGATGTATATCGTAACATAACTATTATACTATTGCATCAGCTGAAGTAATTATAAATGTCCTTAACTCTTTAGCCTTAATAGCATTTAACGCTCCTTTCAATGTGGCTCCTTTCAAACTACCTCCTGTAGCTAGTCCGGACATACTTATACCTCCTGCAATTAATAACATTGCAATTACCACATGATGTAGAATACCTGCAAACTTTTTAGCTTTAGTAGGATCTTTAACTCCAGCCTTCTTAATTATAAATTCAAATGCGCCTGTAATCTTATGATGATATTTATCACCTATAGCAATTAATTTATCTCCTGATAACTTCTTAAGGAAAGGTATCTTCTTTAATAGGTTTATTAATTTGCCTATTAGTTTAATAATCTCTGGCATTGATAATGCTACTCCAGCTAAAGTTAATCCTAACGCCTCATCTACCTTTTTAGGTTCTAGATCTGATGTTTTAATATCCTTTGTAAAGTCATCAATAACATCACCTAATTCCTTTTCAGGTTCATCAGTAAGTTCATTCCTATCCTTACCTTTCATGAATACCTTATCCATATCAATATTAGGATCTGCAAATACATCAGCTTCTATTATGTTTTTTAGTTTAATCATTTTTACCATTTCTTACAACTCCAATATCCTGCAGTAGTTCTATCTTTCTTTTGATCACATTTATGTCTTGCTCTAAATGATTTTCTTCTTTCAGGATTATCCTTTTTTATTCTCATAGTCTTTTCACCTGCCTTCTTAGCAGATGTGCCACCATGTCCAAAGTTAACCTTTTTTACTCTATCACCATCTTTAACATATACCTTAAACTTCTTAACATCACCACGAGTTGGTTTATTTAATGTAACCGTTCTTCCTTGGTATTCGGCTTCTTGAAATATAACAGGTCCTGAATGTTCCCATATAGCCAAACCTAATACTTCATTAACAGCTACACATTTATCTTTGCCATTCTTAGTACCAGCATGTCGATATCCTTTCCAGCATGCCTTTCCATCAGCGCCTTTGATTTTACCTTCGTATATGTCTTTGAGTTTTATCATTTAATATAAATATGGAGGTTGTAAGGAAAGAGTGTGGTTTCCGGTTAAGGATTGTGAGGTGGTTATAGTGAGGATAAAAAGATTAAACAAAGCATGTAAAAGATTAGGATATATGAGAAAAAAACCTTATCTTTATATATAAGAAATAAGTAATATTAATTAGATATAAAAGATGAAAAACAAAAGAAGAGTAGGAGAATCGGTATATTATACCAGCAATTACGGAAGTACCGAAATTGGAACAATTAAGAAACTTAATGTGGTTATTGAAGGTAGTGAACACTTAGGAACCAAATATGTAAGTATCATTACAGATCAATATATTTCCGGTTGGCCTAAATGTGTTACGGTACCAATGAATGATATAAGCCCTATACTATAATGCCAGAAGTACTAGTTAATGAATTTGCTATAGCCAATAAGATAGTTAAAAGAAGCTATGCAATATACGGAGGATTGATACCACCATATACAATGAGTATAGGAAGCGATAAGTATATAATGCCCGGATGGTATAAACTCAATAAAGAAGAAGAACTACCTAATATAGAAGACATTGCATTCTATCCTTATAAGCCTAGTAAGAGACCATTACCTGAAGAATCAGTAGATAAGGTATATAAGGTATTGTCTAGTAAAGGAGACAAGGAATACCAGGTTAATTACAATGTAACAGGAGCTCTGGAATGTTCATGTCCAGGTTACGGGTTTAGGAGGAGGTGCCGACATATAGACCAAATTACCAGTAGCTTAAAGAGCTAATACAAATACCACAATCATCAATGCAATATATATAATCGGCGATATGTCTATTCTAGTAGCGTTCATAATCTATTATAAATAGCAAGAACATCCTTAAACCATATTAAGTTAATATTAAGAAATTATTAATTCTCTATAGTGAAAATTTAGTTTTGCACTTTTCGCTAGAGCTCAGAATACCACATTGGTTGGGCTTCTATATATATGAGCGAGCTGATTGCTAGCATAGCATGGTATACGCAGTATATATTATCGCAAATGTTCTCTATTAGAAAAAGCTTTCATGTAGATGTAAAAAGGTATTACGCCCCCTCAGAGCTGGTATATTCATGGTATGTTACCATAAACCCCTATATCCACCTATTATGGGGGGTTCTTTGGGGGTATTACGGGGTAGTTGAAGGTATGTGCCCTATATATGGTATTCCTGGGGTTATACGGTCGGTATATAGGGGTATGTGCTATTATGGTTATATATGGTGGTTTATTCCGATCTTATTCGTTCTTGCTGTGTATATATGTTATTGTCTCTGTATATAGTGTATACGCAATATCTCTATTCGTTTGCGTTCTATTCGGCTTCATGTTCTTCTTATTGCTTCCGTACATCCGTTACCTCCGGTTACCTAAAGCAACACTATAGGTAAACCGTTGTACCGATCTGACAGGGCCCTCAAGCAATCCTTTAGCTATATAGGTATAACCA